TAACCTGCGCCACCACCAAGTGCGCCACCAAGTAATGCCCCCTTAAGGCCGCCCGTTAATCCACCCGCACCCGCACCAATAAGGCCCGAGCCAATACCAGTTGCCGTAGCACCGCTAAATCCTAAAGCATTACCAAGCGCTGATCCACCACCAATCCCGGCATATCCTGTTAACCCACCTGCGACTGCTCCTTTCAGTCCACCATTAAGTCCGCCCGCAACCGCACCACCCAATACTGGGCCACCAATGGCATACGCTGCGACAGGAAGCGCAATCTTTGCCGCCTTCTTGAAAAACTTGCCAAACCCAAACTCAGGCAATCCCGTTTCAGGGTTGATGCTCATTCCCTCACCCACCGTATGCTCACGCGGATCAATCCCTGCTGATTCCATTTCAGCATAAATCTGCTGCAGTAGTTCAGGCGTTAATACACCTGGTGGAATAAGTGTCTCACCCTTCATGACGTGGGCGATTTGTGTATCACCGCCACGTCCTTTGGCGGCTACTTCTTGCATGTTATTTTTCATTTGCGTCCCCACACTTTAACCAAAATACTAATAAATAGCGATCCCCTTCGCTTACAGGCAAACCACGATGCATATGTGTCAGCGACGGAAACATCAGCGCCGAGCCGTTCGGCAGCGGTTCAACAACCCCGCGCCGCATAAATTCCGTACCACCCCCGGTATATTCCCCGGTATTAAGTGGGACGACGATAGTAATGTCTGAGGTGATGTCATGATGCCAAGCGCCCTGCTTTTTATCGCGGGGGTTGTAATTTGCCACCTGGATATGCGCGCTATGAATGTGACAGCCCCATAGGCTTGAAAGAATGGGCTCGATCACTGCTTTCGTAATACACATCATGGAAGTGTACAATTCCGGCAATTGCTCGCTCAGGATGATTTCGGGAATCTGTCTAAGCCCATCTTCATCATCATTGGGCTTGAAAGTGTGATTCTTAACGAGCTGCAAAAGAAGCTTGCAGAACTCTTCGCTAAACAGCGGAATCGTGTAACATTCCTTAAGTGGCTCTTTTACCAAGTCGAGGATGGGTAATACGCCCATGTCCTCTAGGCCGTCTTCCTCATAGAATTTAAGAAGCGTAGGCAGTGATCCCTTCACCGCATCCAATGTTGCGGCGTCTATAAACCAATCGGATGGGTAGTTCAGGACAGTCACTTAATTTTCTCCCAGGAAATTCTACATAGAAAGTTTGTTAAATACTAGTTTTTTACCCTGCCGGTTATTGTTATGGGCGTTGTTATGGTTGTCCATGTTGGCAGGAATATCGTTTTACCCGCAGCGTTCACTACACCTAGGGCGGCAGTGTTTCCCGTGACTACGTTGGCCACCGTGTCTGCCGTGACGTTAAAGGGTAGTGCAATGGTAGTGCTGCCAAGCGTTGAGCTGGTATTGGTTCCAGGTACAATCTTCACAGCGAAATCCGTAAACCCGTCATTTTGATAATAAACACCTGTAATCGTCGGTGTTCCAACGCTCGTCAGGTTTGTAATTGCAGGGTTCCATGTGGTTCCCACATCGCCACGATCACGGGCAGAGAAATACTCCACCCACGAAGGGCGCATTTTCCCAGTGTCATCAAGGACTTTGTCGGCAATGGGTGCTTGAGAGATCATGTGTTAAATGCTCCCCCCGTCATCACCACTTTAACGGCGTCCGTGACTCGAACACGGAACGTACATTGTCTATGTCTACCAAGACGCCAGAATACCACCCGTGTGAGAAACTCGCCAATCTTGCCCATGATGGATTCGTAATAAATGTAGAACGTTCTTCCCCCGTCATTGGACAGATAAAGCATCGCTTTGGGGTTTTCGACAGTCGTATTCCCCACGCCCGTTTCAAAATTCACCGTAAGATTCTTAATCAGGAACGGATTGCCATCATCAAAGATATGCGTGAAGATTCTGTCGCGGGCTATTTCTTCGCCGTTATCTGAGTAATACGCAGCCGATTGGTGGTAGATTTTTCCCGAGAGTCTATCAAGCGCGATTGTCTTGCCAAACGCATAAAACAAGGCATTCGTCAGCGGAAGCTCGTATTGTCCAAGGCTATTAAGATACGCCCACTCAGCCCACAGTTTGGTGGAAACATCATAAACCAAAGCGGTTTCCATACCACCGCCCGTGATGATGTAGAAAATATGCCCTGCCTCTTGGTAGGCCATGGCCTTGAGCGCTGTTATGGATGGAGCTGCTTGAATGCGTAGTTCGATAGCCTCAGTAGAAATACGCTGCGGCGAGAAGCCATCCGCCTTATAAACAATCCCCGCGCCGTTGATGTCTTTGCCAACCCAATAGGCGGTGTTGTCTAACTCTAACACAGTACTTGGCGCAACCACACCAACAGCAAGCCGTGCTGAGCTATTGACGCGCTGGAATGGGAAAGAAGCTGCGCCCGTGTTATTCCATGGCTCGGTAGATGTGTCACCAAACAACCATAATTGGCCGAAAATAACCGCTACTCTTAATAAGCTGTCAGGGGAAGATTCTGCTGTAGCAAAGTCCAAAGCAGCCCAGGTTAGCCCATCATAAGGGGAAGATATTTGGAAAATACCGCTGGTAAGCGAACGATTGACAACAAAATAACCATCCAAAAATACAACACTTGCAGCGCTTGGCAGGTTTGCACTTACTACCCGTTGGAAGATGTTGGTGGCGTAGGTTAGGATGTATAAATCACGCCCGTCGCAGATAGCTAATTGCAAGCCATTTTCTGCTATCGTGATGTCGCCAGCACTCGTTAGCAAACTACCGCGTAAAGTACCAGTGCCTGCCGAGGAAAGTTCGTAAACTTCAGAACCTGAAACAATAAAACTACGGCCATTAGCTGAAGCAAACCCACCACGGCCAGCACCCGTGCCTTGGGTAGAGAATAAATTATTGCCGGGACGTGAATAGAGGGATGCTGGTTTCTTCCCCCGCTGATCAAGAACGGCGTACATATTTACCGTGCGTTCCGCGTTGAACGGTAGCGACGCCTCCTGAGAAGAGCCACCAACTACGCCCGCTTCCATCTTACAAATCCCTTACGGTATTGCTAAAAATATCGTAACGAAGTGGGCCACTAACCTCTAGGGTGTTGATTTGCAGGTTCTGGCGATCAATTGACATTTTTGATGTGGCTGCCAGGTTTGCGACATCGTCCGTAACTGGTAGTTGGTAGCTCGGGGCAAGCTCAATAAACAAGCCGTATTTCATCGCCCGCTTGTAACCAGGCGGAAGAACCAAAACAGTATTTAAAGCAAGTGTTGCGTTCTCATTAGCATCCCAGAATACCAGGCTGTAATTAGAGCCCGTAGAAATAGGGGTTATATGTGCCTCAATAAGCGGGTTTGTCATATTAAACCACACCGCGTAGGGGTATGTACCCACCATGCCCTTAACGGGAATATCAGCCCACTGCTGATCAGTTAGGATGGTAATGGGTATATCTTGCTGCTGCGATGTGGGGCCAAAGTTATTGCGCACAAAAGCTTGCGTAATCATGTTGGGACGGGGAACGTTTAAATCCCCCCCAACACCTATCGTGTAAGTTGCCTGGTTAGCAACAAAGGGCATGACATACTGAGTCGCCCCGTAAAGCTTCTGCGGGTCAAGGTTCCATGACTCGATAAGGTCGTTTAACTTAACCAACGCCCCCACGCTCTGTGAAGAGGTGGGGGTTTGCTGGTCGGCTATAACGCCCATATCTAGTAACACATCGGTTATTAGATTAAGGGCAGTATATGCCATGATTTAGCCTTTATAGTCGAGCGATGGATTGATGTAGAGTGGATCACTCACGTCAAGTTTGGTGCGGCGCTCATATTCAGCATCAGAAAGAGGTTTTTTCTTCTCCTCTTTTGGAGGATTGTTTTTAGCTTCCTCTGCTGCAGCCAAGGACTGCACGATATTAACCGCTTGGGGATCAGTCGCCTTGTTCGTCATGCGATCAACTTCCTCACGGGTAGCGTGCTTCTCTTCCTCAATCAACGCAGCAATGCTGTTAGGTACAGCATCCTCGGCATCACGTTTAGCCAATTCAGCTTCGAGATCTTTTTCTTTCTTAGTCATAAATACTCCTTACAGTCCGATTGTTACCCAGTTAAGGCCAGTGCGATCAATGGCGACATATTGCACAGCCTTACGGGCGGTTGAAGCTACCGAAGCACCAGCAGTACCGGAGTTAATCGTTCCGGCGGCAGTAGGTGGATAGACTTTCGGTGCGTTCGTCACCAATGCTGGGTAAATCGTAACAATTTGTCCGATATACGAAGCAACAGGAAGCAACACACCATTTGCAGCAGTGTTGTTGCTGATGATAACAAACGGTTGGGTGTTACCAATTGCAGTAGCATCCGCAATGGTAGTACCGGCAGCCGCTACGGTAGTAATGTTGAAGGTTTGGCGCAGGGTGTCGGGCTGAATAAACGTGCCGTTCTGCAGCAAAGAGGTTTTAACAGTCGATGTGGCAACAGCCATAATAAATACTCCTTAAATGTGTGATTAACCGAGGATACGAGCGGCAATTTGTGGATAGGTTTCCAGCCATGCGTAGAGAACGTCAAAACGAACCACACGTTGGTTGTTCGTAATATCGTAACCCTCTTTCATGCTGATGCTCAAACCGCTCATCTTATCGTTAACAACGGTAGACATAACACCCAGGTTGCTTGGTACTTTAGCAAGCGGCACCATAGCGAAGGTGAACGCGTTCTTATCATACACAAGCGACTGTTTCGAAGTTACGCCCGAAGCACCCGAGGTAACGACAAGGGCTGCACCAGCTGCGATAACGGAACTGCCATCTGCCGCAATGACGTTCTGGCGTGGGCCGCTGAGGATAATGCCGTCCTCACCAATCGTAATCGTCGATAAGCCAGCACCGTCCGTAACCGTCTTAACGGCAACAACGAAGTTCTTCAGCGCACCCGTCGAAAGCCCAGTTTGTGGGTTACGGTTGAATACGCCAGCAATCGTGAACGTATCACCAACGTTGAGGCTGGTGGTGGTAGCGGTCCAGCCGCTGGTGGTAATGGTGTTACCGGCAGCAAGGGTTGCGGTAGTTACTGGCGAGCCGCCGTAAATACCAGCGGTGAAGGTTCCGGCAACAGGTTCGTCGTAAAGATCAAAGCCGTAACCATTACCCAGCATACCATCAGCATAGGCTGCATTGACAGTCGAAACAGGATTGAAATAGCTTTTCACACCCGTTGCAAAGCTTGCGTTCTGGAAGCTGTTGAGCAAGCCAATACGGTTGCGGCCAATCAATGCGCCGTTGGACGTAATCAATGCACCAGCCGTTGCCAGAACACTTGGATCGGTGATTGGGGTGCCTGGAGTACCAACAACGTTAGCCACTTTCAATGCAAGAGCAAAACCATCTGCCTCAATCTTGGCGGCCAATGCCGACGCTGCACCGTCAAGTACGCCATCGATCATACCATTCTGCACTGCATCATACGAGATTTGCAGATCAAGCTGGCTTGCCGACACGTCAACACCGAACATGTTGAGGTTGGTGCTTACAGCAGGAATAATGGTGGATTGTACTTCCATCACCTCACCAGAACGAACGCTGTACAGCGGTGGCTTGGTGATGTTGATGATGCCGCCTGAACGTTTTTGCGAATCAGCGAGTTCCGATTGGAAGTCTTTGTTCGCATTGGCAGTCATTGGTAGTTTGTTTTGCAGACGTGCCAGCATGCGCTTGGCGATAATTGTCTGAATAGGTACTTGGTTGGCCATTGGAGGTTCTCCTTGGTAGGGTTAAAAGCCACCAAGGAGAATCCATGGTAGCGGTTACTTCATAAATCGACGCTTGTATTCGGTTAAGGGCATCTCCTCTAATTCCTCTTGGCTGTACGAACTCATTGGCCTATCGGCGTTTGCAGTCATACCGGGGGGAGTAATTGGGGGAGCAGCCTTGGTGATTCTTGGTTTTTCCTGCTCACCACCATTTTTGATAAAAGCCTCAATAGCCTTAATCGCCTGTGGTAATGATTGCGAAGGAAGCCCGCGCAGAGTCATCAAATCAGAGCCGTAGTTCGCTAGATGGTAGCTAATATCCGCACCGACAGGAGAGGCGAGGATCGCTTTCTCAATATCCGGTGTAATCAATTGGCTTTGTACTAACGCACCTACCTTCTCATCAAAATCAGGCTTCTCTGCTCGAATGACTTCAGCTCTTTCAGCAAGAGCGTCTGTTTGTCTTTGCAGGCTAGCCTTTGATGTTTCTTGCTGGAATGTTTGCATGGCGTCATATCGAGCAACGTCACGAGTGTATTCCAACACATCATCACCATAATCATTGATGTCGGGCTCTTTTGATAAATCCCGTGCCTTTGGTTTTTCCGGAGCTTTTTCCGCTTCAAGCTGTCGAAGGCGCTCGGCCATAGCAGCATTGTCACGAATTAGGCGCTCTTTTTCGGCTTTACGTTGGGCAGTGCGGGGGTTGATGGGTTTTGGCTCAGTCGGTTCCGCTTTGGGTTCCGTATCTGGCGTTTCTGCCTCGGCAGTTTTATCCTTTTCCGGCTCAACCTTCTCAGGTTCGGCCTCAGGGACTACGTTGGTTTCTACTTCAAACCGATCTTCAACAGTCGATTCCGCTTTTGCGGTGTCATCTGTATTGGTGTCCATACTACATTTCCTTTGTGTGGTTTACAAGCGTTAATTTAGGCACATCAATAGCATTAGAAAGTCATTATCATCATTCAACGCCATTAATTTCTGTTGCTGCAATTGCTCAAGAAGCAGCATTAATTTATTCTGCATTGCCAGAAGCCGTAATAGCTCTAGTTGCATCGCTTGATCCGCTAGATCTTGAAGCCGCTTAAATTCGATTTCTTCTATCTGGATCTGGGTGGACTTAAGGCTTAATTGCGCTTCTTCAAACTTCCGCTCAATCTCGCGGCGTTGCTGCATCTCATAGTAAGTTGGCTGGTATTCTTGTCTGCGGTTGCCGTTGGGCTCAAGGACTGAACCACCACCGCTAATTTGGTAGGCATTGCCTTGAAATGCATTCGACTGAAAAGCTGAAAGCATTAATTATTGTACCACGTAGAGTTAATGGCAGAATATTTAAGACGGTAGGGCGCATTGGCCGCCATGACGGCAATGGGGGTGGCGGAGAATGTTTGGCCCGTGTTGGGCTGAATGGCCAACGCTACAACACCTTTGGGTGAGATAATCGTTAAAGGCTGCCCATCCGTTGGGTTCTCGGGCATTTTGATCGTGCCGACGAGTAACGCAATACTGCTGTTATAGATAGCAATCGTAATCCCATCAGGAACGGTGTCATTAAAACCCGTCGTTACTGTTGTCATATAGCTTTTGTTCATGGGGGGTGTGTAACTCATACGATCCACCAGTTTGTACCATCAAAATGAAATTTAATGGCTTGAGAGTTAATATTCATGACTTTATTGGCCGCACCATCAATAAGACCAGCGGTGGGTGTAACCGTGATGTTGTTGGTGTTCGCATCCCCTTTCCCATCTTTGATGATCACCGTCTGGTTATAGCCCGCAGGTGGGTTAGTAAGAGTAACCGACGTAACGGCAGCAACTGTTTTATTCACCACTACCGTGTAGTCGGATGAAGTAGTGGTAATCGTACCTGCAGCAGTGACTACACGAATAGCATGACTCATGCCGCCATTAGAAATTGTGTTGCCTTGTAAGTTGGCTGCGTAGTTATTGGTGCCGCCAGTTTGAGCATTGGCCGTAATGCCATAAGTATTCGTTCCAGTACCTGCACCAGCCGCAATAAGAATGCCGTGCGAGTTAGTGATGGTGGTGTTTGTTCCACCAGCAGGTGCTGCAGCTATATAGGTATTGGCGGCGTTTGTTACCGTGATAACGTTAGTTGAAGCCAGGGTATTAGCAGCAAAAGACGAACATACACGTGTCGCAATTGTTCCGGTGCCGGTTGTGTCAGTAAGTGTGTTTATGCCTGAAGCTGCGGCACCCACACCCAGCAATGCACCAGCTAACTGCCAGGAAGGAATACTTAACGAACCGCCAATCGACATAAAGGGGTTGGTGTTTACCTGATCCGTTCCGCCACCAGAAACAGCCCCATAAATAGCCCCGCCAGGACCACCCACTCTACCTGCCGAACAATAGAGCGCATAAACAGGGGTAGAGCCGAATGTGGTATTTGTACCAGCAACAGGGCCACCAGCAATGAGCACATTGTACATACGAGTAACAGTTGTGGCCGATGTTGATGCGAAAGTCGGGGCCCCAATAAAAACACCAACTTTTGTGTTGATCGTTCCGCTCCCAGTCGTGTCTGTGAGAATACGCGATGTAATTAATAGGTTGGGGCCGTTATTCGTCCATGTTGGCAGGGAAATGTTGCCTGATATGTGAAGCTGGGAAACGGGGGCATTATTCCCTAGTCCCAAAAAGTTAGTGGCCTCATCAATAGCCACACCCGTCGATCCCAGGTTGATCTTGCCTTTAGTTGCAGTGCCATTACTGGTTATCGTGATACTTTCACCCGTAGCTATACCACCGACAACAGTCTGGCCACCGGCCTTACCGGTAATGAGATCGTTGGATACGGTCCCTGCAGGTGCTTCGGTTAATCCGTTCGTGAAAGTGTAGGAGCCGCCGCCTCCAGTGTAAGCGGTTGTTTGCACCGTATTGTCAAAGAACTTAATCCCACCGGCGTCTACAACGTGATCGGCGTTCCAGTCCCCAGATAGTGTAATATCAGCAATCGTTGTACCGGGAGCAAATTGTCCTTTGGAAATAGCAACGTCTAGATCCGCCTGCGTCCAACTGGCAACATTATTAGTCTTTGCGTGCTTGAGGGCCATTACTGAACCTTAGTGAATGCTTGCTCAATTAGCATAGTGTTGGGATTGCGTCTTACATCAATCACCTTGGGTGCGCGAATGTCAGCTGAGAGGTTCTCAAAGCTACCCTTCATTGCGTTAAGCATCTCAAGAAGCATGCCCATGTTCTGCTGTTGCGTGCTGATCTCTTGTGCCTTTAGCTCGTTGGCTATTTCTTGTTGCTGTAATTCAGCCTGCTCTTGTTCACGCTCTGCCTGCTTGTCCATAGCGTAGCCTTGCATAGCATTGGGGCCTAGATTAGAAGGCATCATTTCCCCTTCAGACGGCTCAGATTGCTCAGGCTGCCTTTGCGCCTCTGCCATAATTCTAATTTTCTCAAGCTCTAGACGCTGCTGCTCAAGAGCGGACTCCGTTGCTAGCTTTTCGCGTTCTAGTTGTAGTTCTGCCGCTTTTATCTCTGCATCTATCTGGTTTTTCTCAACCTGTGATTGAGCCTGCTGTGCTTTAACCTGCAGTTCGCCCATCTTTATTTGCGCTTCCTGTTGCTTGTCGTTTGCCGCAGCCTGTGCTTCTTGCAGCGCCTGTCCTAATTGCTCGATAATCTGCTGTGCCTGCATCATTTGCGCTTGAACAGCGGGGGGAACGCCCTTCATTTGCTCTTCTTGACGTTCTGGATCGCGCAACTCTGGAGGTAATCCACGTTCAACAGCATCTGCTGTCTTATCAGCGTTTGGCCAGTCCATACTGCGGATAATCATAGGAAGTGCAGGAAGCATGGCTTGCGGCGCAGCTTGGAATAGCTGAATTTGTGCTTCTCTCGACTCTTCGCGCTTGGTGGAATAGCTCGGACCAGTTGTCACAGCGACTTCCATGTCGCCTTTTGTCATGTCATAATTGACAGGCTTGCCCGTCTTATCGTCGGTGAATTTCTGGTTGATCTTCACTGTACGGGTTTTCTTGTCCTCGCTCATCACCTGGATTTCACGCGAGCTATCGTAGATTTTCTTGCTTAAATCCTCAAAGATAACCCCGCCATAGAGCAATGCCCGCCCAAAGGTGTCGGAATAGTTTGAGGTTGAAACATCACCTTCTCGCTGGCGGGCAATAATAGCTTTGCCGGATTTCTCATTGCTTTGCTGGCCTAAAGAGGCAGGATAAATCCCCGAAGTGCCATAGAAGTTTTGTTCGGCCATTTGAATAAGAGCAACAGCCGAACCCAAATCAGCACCGTTTTGCATCCTTTGCGGCGTGTTAATAGGCTGGCCGTTCTCATCAATCGCATTGTACGGTAAATAACTGTAGTTCTTGGTGTTCACATTGTCATAGAACTTCTCGTACCCCTTGAAGGCACGGGAATCACCAATGAATGGCGAAATAGGGGCTGATTCGGCAAGCTCAATTGCCGTGTTGGTGGCGTAGTTATACAGCACCTGCGTTGAAATCATGTCTTCATAGAGGCCAGTGAGGTAGGTTCTGCCATTTATGATAGTTTTGTTGCCCTCAACAAAGCAATACGGAATATGTTTACCCTGCCACTTGCGTTCTTCAAGCTTCTCTGTGGCAGTGCACTTGTAATACATCACCTTGGGGTTTTTGAGCTCACGAGCATCGTAATTCTTAATGTCTTTGGGCTTGTCTTTGACTTTCTTTCCCGTTTCCTTGTTAAACCAAACGGTTTCTTTGTCGTATTCGATGCGCCAATAATGCCCGACACGGACCAAGTCCTTGCCCATGCTAGCCCAGTCAGGGTAGTCACTGCCAATGGATTGCAAGTCGTTAGTGCTGTAGTCTCTGTCATTATTCCGATTGAAATCAGTACGCGGAATGTCCTCAACCTCAATCAAATACCGGCGATCGCTTCTATCCTGTTCGCGGGTTGAGGGATCGTCATACACCTGAAATGTGTTGGGGATCTGGCGAATGTAAATGTTCTGATCGTTGCTATCGTCGTTGTCGTAGTCCGTAGCAAACGCAAAATAACCCCAGCCAATGTTAATCTGGCTTGCGATGGCTAATTTGTAAGCTGTCTGCGCGCAGCCTTGGTTTTGCACTTCACGGATTTTGTCTTCCAGCAATTCAGCTTTATCAACACTGGCGTCGTTCTTTGGAATGTACTTGATTTGCGGTACATTCTGCCATTGATCGTTAATAACCTGACGCCCAAACTTGGGAAGCTGGTTGAACGAATAAGAGGGGCGATTGCCACGAGCTGCTATTTCTTTAGCACCAAACTGCTTAGCACCGGGGCGGATGAAATCAAGGACGTAGAGGGCGCGCTGGCGGTTATCTTCTTCAGCATCAGCGGATTGCTTGAAATCCCTTAGCATGTCGCTGACAATCTTATCCTTTGAATCGTCAGCCATGCCTTAGTTCCTATGGTATGAGGTAGTTTGGTAATAACCGGGTTCTACAGTTTTTACAAGTGGAATGTTCTGCTTGAAGTGCTGTGCAAAGCACATGAAGGCATCCGAACCGTGAGACCAATCGTCATGTTTGGGCTCTTTGCTAACCCTGCCTGTCTCATTATCGCGGGCATAGGCATAGTGACGCAGGCAAGCGAGTCCGTCTTTAGTCTTATCCTTGTCAAAGATGCACTGCGCGAATATGGTTCTAGCCTTATCAATGCCCAGCGCTTTCTTGGCAATCCGGGGCACGGTTCTAACCGACACACCCAAAGCGGGGTTATTTTTAAGGGCCGCCTGCAGCTGCTGTTTAATGGTTGATAAGGCCGCCTGCTGTTCGTGCTCAGCGTCATGAGGAAGGCAGTGCTCGCCATATTTATACCCGAGTTCTGCTAGCACATCAATGTAGTGTGCCATCTTCTCACCAGAAGCCTGATAGTAATTAATCAACCGATACTCAAGCCCGATAATCTGCACAAACCATATCGCTGTGTTGTCTGACTGCCCCAGATCCCAGAATGTATGCACGGGCATTCCGGCAACAGGAACCACTCGCGTAATGCGATGCTCTTCGTAAGCCTTGATCAGTTCGTTGGAGAAGATAGCGCCCTCAACAGCTTTCTTTGGCTTGCCCAGCCAAACATGCTCGTAGTTGTCATGGTTCTTGCGCTTATCGCTTTCCATTTCCCTGCGCAGGACTTCAGGGAAGAACGGGTTGTCGTTGTAGTTGATCTTCACCACAATTGAATCATCTGGTGGATCAACAACATACTCTTGGTAAACCGGATCATCTTCAAGATCGGGGTTAAAGGATAGCCATATCTCTGAATCAGGCGCACGCACAGTAAGCGCCAATGTCTTAATGTTTGCTGTGGAAGCGGATTGAGCCTCTTCGATCCAAGCCCTGCTAATGTTTGGGATGGATTTGATGTTAGCAATGTTACTGCGTAATCCGGCAAATAGGAACTCTGTTCCGTTCTTGCCAATGATGGTGCTCTTCTGAACCTCATAGAAATCATCAAGCCCAAGCTCATTAATTTGCTCTTTTAATAGGCTGTGTACCGAGTCTTGGATGGATTTCTGGATCTCGCGAGCGCAAAGGATCTTATGCTGCTTCTCGGCACCCTGGATAAGAAGGGCTCGGGCAATTGACATTGATTTTGCCCCACCCCTGCCACCATAGAGAATCTTATAGCGTCTTGGCTTGAATAGGCAGGCGAGCTTCTCAGGTATCTGAATCATTGGCTGCTGCAACAAAGGCCACGGTTAAGCTAGTCTTCACGTTGAAAGCTTCGCCATCCGGATTGGCAATGGGCTGAACTGCTTTGCCATCAATACGTTCGGTGACGAATTTAATCACCTCTAGCTCACCCTGCTCAAACCTATCCATTAGGTTTTCAACGCCCTTCTTAAGTTTCTGCGGGCTTTGGCGAATGGCCCCCATCAAGGCATCTCTGATTAGCTTGTCTGGTTTTCCGCCTACTGGTTTTGATTCTGTAGCAGCCATATAAGTTTAGCTCACAACTTCTTGTTCCGCATATGGAACGATTGGTTTAAATATATTCATAACAGGCTTACTGCTTCTTCCCTCTGTACCATCAATACGGGGCCAAGTCAGATACTCAGAACCAACCAGCACGTGGCCTTCAAGATGAGTACATTCCAATGGCTTTTCAACGCGACTTGATCTCAGGTTGCTATGCTCTGCGCAACGTCTTTTAAAATCTTTTTGCTGTTGCGTCAATGTGCCGGGTGAACTCATGTAATAAGAAGGATTCTCCTTGTCGGTAGACGCATGGATAGCAACATCTTCAAGCGTTATTGTTTGGTTTAGTAATTTGCTAAGCTTCGCGAGTGCGGCAGCTTCTTGTCCCATAATGTAAGCAACTCGGGCCATCAGTTAACCTCAGTCAACCCAAATGCACCCTTTTCATTAAACATCATATGGGTGAAGTTTAACCCCTTCATGTCCTTGCCTTGTGCGAAATGTTGGCTCACTTCGTAGTCTTTGCCTTCATGTTGGATCACGTCACCAGGATTGGCTTGTTGATAGGGGATGATGATGGGTTCTACTGACAAACAGGCACCTCATAACAAAACCCAGTGTTTGGGTTGCATGTAGTTGCGATGGTGCATTCAGCCTGAGCTGGTAAAGCCCAAAAGGCCATCATCATTAACGAGGTAATGTATAGTTTAATCACGTTCGCTCCTAAATAAAATCCAGCGTGCCATAGGGTGAAGGGGCTTAAGTAACCATGTTAACAGCTTATTCACCGCACACTCGCTTTGTACTCGGTTCCAATGGGGTATCCAGTTTTATACACGTTAATTGTCTTGCCGTCAATCTCTCGGACTTCGAGAAACATGTCGTTCTTCTTTTTGAGGGAAGAAGCACGCTTTCTCAAGGATGCCATGGAATAACCAAACATTGCCACCATCTGTCTGCGGCTTAAGCCTTGTTCAAAAGCATTAAGCAGCGCGGTGTCTCTGTCTGGTGTCCAGTCTAGCACTTCTTTCCACCACCTTTACCTTTTTTCTTTTTCATAAACACTCCTGTTGGGTTGGATTATGCCTAAGGTTTTAGCAATGTTCAAGTGTTGGTTGCCATTCAGTCATGGTTGGTGTCACTATCGTCTGCTCTTGATTTGTAACGATCAGGCTTCCACGCTTGGTATCTTTGGCTGCTGTCGGGCGATGAATTGGCTTCACACTCTAATTCTTTAATTCTTTTAAGCGCCACTTCACTAGTTAACCACACCTTATGTTCAGCCTCTATTTCCTCAATGCTAGCCATTGCAAGAACTCCTCTATTAATCGCCCGGGTATCCATACCATTCTGCCCTTTTTATCTTCGGGCAGGGATGGTCGTCCGGGTTTGCGTTTAGTGCTCATTGCGATTGCCTTATCATAAGTTTTATCTTTTGGAGCATTTTGGAGAAGTTATCCGGGTTCATTTGGCCTTTATGTTCGCCATACCAGATATCCCATATTTCGGCACATACCATATTCGCCAAGTCGTGTTTTCCTGCATCCTTGGCTGATTCGTATTTTTCATTATTGTGCATGCTGCACTTCCTCTAGCTGCTTTTGCAGCTCTGCCAATTCATCGTCAATCGCATCGGCCCGGATTTTCATCTTCTCAGCATCCGCGCGCAGTTGTTTAGATTGAAATTGCCTGCTACTCAAATATTCAGGTAAATTCCAATTACTTGGTTTAAAGCCGTATGATTTACTGCCCATTGGGGCCCTCATATAAATAGTATTCTTTTTTGCTCATGAGTCCCCTCGTCATTCCGATGTCCGATCTTTGCCGAGTCTTCCAAATTGTTGTATAACCCATGGCATCACTCCAGGAGCTATCAATTGAGGGGATCACATCCATTGGCCCGATCTTGTCGTAAAACTCCTGTTTAGTTACGCTGCGCATACGTCTTCAATCTCCATAGCCAGAATAGCCGAAACGTCTTCTGCCGAGTAAATGGTTAAGTTACGGCGAACAACACCAGCCATATCATCCAGAGCAAACTTAGCGGCAATCATTGCACCATGGGCATCCATACGTTTGCTGTATTTGGCAAGCTGAGCGTCGAAGTATGCTTTTAGTTGGTTTTCCATGGCTGTCTCCTCTTGTGTTCGTTTCCTTAAAATCAGTTATGCCACAACAATAAACACTAGGCAACAATTATTTTCACTTAGTTGTAATTAATTCGAGTCAACCACATTGTGTCAACTAACTTCCTTCGATGATGGGGATTTGGATGGCATAACGCCGACCCCCGCCGGTTTCTTCGTAAATCTTTTTTGCTTGATCCGATAATCCCAGGTAAGGATTATCGATAAAATAATTCAGCGCCCGGGCCAGATCGGAAAGAATCGGCTCCAGTTCCGATATTTTCTGGAATGCGGCCTCTAGCGACTCTGCGTGCTCCGTCATTCCATGTACCTTTAGGGCACCGACTGCTTCATGCAGCTTCTTGTCGGATAGCTGGACTACATAAAGTTTTCCGATATTCTCCCGCAAGGATTGCGCATCATGGCCGCTAATTAGTTTATACCCTCCCCAGTAGTGATCCGTTAGTTTATCAACAAAACCCCTGAGCTTTTTGTTGTCCTCAATGGCCAAGAGCAAAACAGCTTCCAGAGCCGTGTTATGATCCTTCAATTCTTCGATGTTAGTCATTTTATGCTCCTGTGTGGGGTGAAATAGGTGGTTTGGGCTGAGCGTAGAAGGCATAATCACGAACCATCTGCACGGTTGTTACATCGGGAATGTCGCAATATTTTGTTATTAAAGCCATGGCAGCTAACCAGCCTTTTTCATAATCACTAAGCATCTTGTCCCCCGTAATATTCAACGTAATCACGCTTCATGGCTACCGAAGAACGATAACGGTAGGTTTCTTTATCGAACCACAGGCCCACTCTACCCTCAAAATCACCATTACGATTCTTTGCTACATTTAAGATCACGCCGGGAAGCTTCTCTAGTTCTTGCTTTTTATCACCCTCTGCGGCAGCAATCTTCGCTTCGTGTTCTCTATCGCGCCATATGGATAGGATGTTGAAGGCGTTGGAACCAATCTCGCTTGCCCCCTTTACATCCTCAGTACCACCGGGCCCCGGCGATCCTTTGTCGGATTTACGTGAGTGCGCCACTAGATGTAGGTGGACGTTCTTAGAAATAACCCAATCCACCATCTGGTAAACCGCGTTTTCTTGGCCCGTGTAATCATCGCTGGCGATGCCAAGCCTCATGAGGGAGTCTACTATAAAAATATCGCAACCATAGCGGGCGTGAGCGTAACTGAATATTTCCAGCATATGCGTAATGCTCGCCTTGCCGACCTTGTTGTAAATCAGCAACGATTCATCCAGATACGACATGCAGGCGCGCAAATAGCTCTCAGTGGGCCTGTCAACATTTCCTGCCTGCTTAACTAAGCGTTTTAGGCTTTGACGCGGTGCCATTTCTAGAGAGGCAAGACACACAGATCCACCCTCACTCATCCAGTGGGGTATGCAATCTGAAAGTACCTGGCTTTTCCCATGACCACTTGGCCCGCTCCAAAGTGTTAATTCTCCTGGACTAAAATAAAGATCTTGCCTTGCCAGCTTTTCATATGGTGTCGTATAGCCCCTTTTTTCATCATCCTGGGGGTAGAACAAGTCTAACACCTCATCCGTGTAGGAAGTAGGACGGTTTAGCTCCTCTGGTGTAAATTCTTTAGCATCGTGCAGTGATAGGCCCATAACCTCGGGTGCAATCCCTGCCACCAAGCAGGCGTTGGCATCCTTTAAGGTAAGGTTCACACGGTAGCAGCGGTGGATTCCTAGGCGTCGGGCTATGTCTTGGGCGGCGGCTTCGCCCATTTCGTCCATATCCATGGAAAGAAGGATTCTATCAAACCTCTGAAGCCTGTCGTAATCGTTTTCAATCCACCTGTGCTTCTCGCCAGTACCGCCGCCGAATGGAACCGACACGGCAGGAAAGCCGTAGCTATGCCAGCTTAGCGCGTCGATCTCGCCTTCAGTAATAATCAGGGTTCGATCATCTTCGCCAATAGCTTGCCATCCAAAAAGCACCGGCTCGCATTCCTTACTGGTTGGAATGGGTTTTTCTTTATCCGCCGCCTTGCGGGCCTTTACCATTTTAAGATCATCGCCGACAAGGAACGGGAAATAAATCATATCGCCTTTGCTAGTGATTTTGTAGGAATCCAGCGTTTCAGGGTAGATGCTACGCTCACCAACAAGGTATTCTCTCGCCTTGCCGCTTACCGGCAAACTATCTGGCTTTGGTGGTTCCTTGTAATCGCGCTTCGGCTTGTGGAATGGTTCAGAATCCTGCAAACCTAGATAGGATTTAATATCAGCAAGAGCGGTTGGCAGGCGTTGGCCACGCACCTTGCGCCAGAGATCGATAAGATCGCCGCCCTGTTCCCCGGCGAAGTCCTGCCACACTCCCGCCTTTGGGCCTTTAAGTCTAACACCAAGGCTTTTACCTGCCTCGCCTGATATTGAACCGGCGCGCCACTCCTCGCCGTCGCGCTTGCCGCCCGGCAATAACATGGCTGCGACTTCTTGCGCACGATCCGCCAGCATGCGCTTGATTACAGTGATGTCGCTCATATCAGGACTCCCGCGTAGATAGATTCCCGTAAGTTTGTTTTGGCCGTGGTTTCATCAAGCCAGCGCTCTTGGTTTAGCCAAGTTGAAGGATTTGGGATATACTGGGGATCGGTAGAGAATTTGTGATTCTTAAGGGCCCCCATTAAATCTTCATGGGGTATCTTCTTTACCGCACGGTCATATGCCTTCAGGGCAGCTCCCCTTCCAACCTTCCTTGGGTAAGCCGCCCAAAACTCTGCCCCCTTGGGGGCTACAGGGGTAGATGTG